CCGGCAGGTGCTGGAGGACCTGGCCGCCAAGGGTGTGGACCCCGCGTCCATCTGTGTCACCGGCATCCCGGTCCGGGAGGAGTTCCGCAGCCTGGCCCATAAAAAAACCTCCGGGACGCGGGAAGTGCTTATCATGGGCGGCGGATTGGGCCTGCTCCCCAAGGACAGCCGCTTTTATGACGAACTGAGCCGCCTGTCCCACACCCATATCACTATCATCACCGGCCGCAACGAGAAGCTGTTTAAGCGGCTGTACGGCCGGTGGGAGAACATCCAGGTGGTGGGCTACACCGACCGTGTGTGGGACTACATGTCCCAGGCGGACCTGATTAGCACCAAGCCCGGCGGCATCACCCTGTTTGAGCCTGTCTTTGCCCAGCCGCCCATTCTGACCTGGCCTCCGGCCCTCCAGCAGGAGCGCAACAACGCCCGCTGGCTGGTCCGGGAGGGCATCGGCTGGGTGGCCGGCGAGAACTGCGTGGAGGACATCGCGTATCTGCTTAAGCACGAGGACGAGCTGCAAGCGGCCCGGACCCGGATGGGCCAGATGAAGCGCCAGCTTGAGGCGGAGAGCCTGAACCGTATGATGGAGGCCATTGTGGCCAGTCTGAACGGCTAAGAGGGGAACGGTATGGGGAACAGAGAACGTGTCGGGAAATGGCTTCTGAGCGTGCTCCTGTGGGTCTGGACTGGCACGCTCTACTTCTTCATCGAGGTCGTATGGAAGACCTCTCACGGTAGGCCGGAGATGATTAGCTGGACAATGCTATTGCTGGCTATCATCCTGGCTGTACCGCTGGAACGATTCGGAGCCGAGCTGCCATGGGAGATGCCGCTGATGGCGCAGTCTGCTGTGTGCGGGGCAGCTATCACGGTTGTGGAGTTTATGGCCGGGCTCATTCTCAATGTGTGGCTCGGCATGGGTGTGTGGGACTACTCCGCCATGCCTGGGAACATCATGGGGCAGGTGTGCCCGCAGTTCCTGGTCATGTGGGTGTTTCTCGCAGCGGTCGGCATTGTGATGCTGGACTGGATGCGGTATGGGGTGGAAGGCGGAGAGAGACCGCACTACACACTCTTTAGAGGCTGAGCTGAATATGGGCAGAAAAAATGGGAGCTCGCCATACGGCGGCTCCCATTCTGCATATACGGCTATAAAACATCAATTTGATAGGAGGTGGTTTCGTGAACGAAGCTGCTATCTGGAGGTTCCTGAAGTCCCAAGGCATGACCGACGCTGGCGCCGCTGGTCTGATGGGCAATCTGTTCGCCGAGAGTGGGCTCAATCCGAAGAACCTCCAGAACACATACGAAAAGAGTCTCGGCTATACGGACGAAACATACACCGCTGCCGTGGACAATGGGAAGTACACAAACTTTGTCCATGATAAGGCTGGCTACGGTCTGGCACAGTGGACATATTGGTCACGGAAACAGGCTCTCCTGGCCTTCTGCAAGGCCGCAGGAGCGTCCATTGGTGACCTTGACACCCAGCTCAAGTTCCTCATGAAAGAGCTGTCAGAGAGCTTCCCAAGCGTTCTGGCGGTGCTTATGAGTGCCACATCCGTGCGTGAGGCGTCCAATGCCGTGCTGCTCCAGTTCGAGCGCCCAGCAAGCAAAGATACTGAGGCAACACAGACAAAGCGTGCTGGGAATGGTCAGACCTATTTCAACCAATTTTCCACTGTATCGGCAGAGAAAGGAGATGGTGCGACGATGAAGTACACCTCTGCAAACCCTCCCATGAAGTGTTTCATGCGGCAGAGCTCTTGGTATAAGAGCACTGGCAAAGTTCCTGTACGTGGTGTTCTGTGGCATTCTACTGGGGCGAATAACGCGACCCTGAAGCGCTATGTCCAGCCCGATGACAACGCCGCCGACCGGGCAAAAATGCTTGAGCTGATTGGCGTGAACAAAAACAAAAACGACTGGAATCGTGAAGGCCAGTGGGTAAAAGGTGAATGGGTTCCGCTCAAGGCTGGCGTTCACGCTTTTATTGGCAAGCTGGCCAATGGGGATGTAGCGGCTGTTCAGGCAGGTGACTGGGACAAGAAAGCATGGGGTTGTGCCTCTGGTGCGAACGGTTCCTGCAACAATGGTTGGATTCAGTTTGAAATCTGCGAGGACAATCTGAAAGACCCTGTTTACTTTGATAAGGTCTATCGTGAGGCTGTCGAGCTGACAGCATATCTGTGCAAGCTCTACAACCTCGACCCACAGGGCACTGTTACATACAGCGGCGTCAAGGTGCCGGTCGTCCTGTGCCACCAGGATAGCTATAGGCTTGGACTCGGCTCAAACCATGGCGACGTTCTGCACTGGCTTCCGAAGTATGGAAAGAGTATGCAGACTGTGCGTGACGATGTCTCCGCTCTTTTGGCGGGGACGAATACCAGTAAAGAGGAGGATGATGACATGGACGTGGCGCGTTTCAAGGAACTCTGGGGCGAGATGCGCAGAGAACTCCAGGACAACGACAGCAGCAAGTACAGCGAGGAGGCTCGTGCCTGGGCGACTTCCACCGGCTTGATTGCGGGCAATGGGGAAGTAATCAACGGCGAACCCAACTATATGTGGGCGGACATTCTCACCCGTGAACAGTTCGTCACCGTTCTGTATCGCTTTGCGAAGAAGATGGGGATGGTTTAATCCATGACCATCAAGATTGAGCGAGGCCGGAAGAAAACAAGACGGCGCAAGAAGAAGCGCAAGGACATCGGCACAACTAATTTGCTGGCTTTCTGGCTCACAGCATTGTTAGCAGCAGGACTCGCTGGTGGGTTTTATCTCGCACTGAAAAGTATCCAGTATCAATACATGGGCGCTCTTGCGTGCTATACCGCTGTGTTCGCTCCGATTGGAACAGCGATTGGCATTGTGTTGAACAGTGTGGTGCGTAAGAGTGAGCATGAAAATACGGGTGCTAACGGTGTGGGAATCAAGTTCGCCGCTGCTGAGGCGGCAGGGTTCACACAGGATAACGGGGTTGAAGATAGCCCTGCGATTTGAGAAATGGGAGCCGCTGTGATGGCGGCTCCCATACGACATACGGGAATGAGGATGGTTATGAAAAAGAAAATGCGTATGTTTATTAACCAATTTCGTCTCTGGCGTGGGAAAGTGACCGCCGTCGCGGAGTGGTATCAGGACGGGAATACGATACACCTCAAAATACAACGCTGTGGCCTTTTTAAGACCTACAAAGGGACTCCGTTCTACTGCGACATTGACATCGACCCGGCTTTGATAATTCAATCGCCGAAATAAATACCCTTTACCTTGATTTTTGTGAGTCTGGCGGCGTAAATCCCTTCGGCGGCGTATTTTTATGACCACACTTAGAACAAACCACCGTTCCATCGTGTAGCTGCTTTCTGGATTGGAGTGGTTGCCCGCATTTTACACAATTAAATGCAATGGGTGTGTTCATAAAGTTCCGCCTCCCACAAGGATGTTTTCTATTTCCAAGTGTAACACAAAAATCAGTAATTTTCAATAATCAACTAAAAGATGAGGAGGAGTAACTATGAATATGGAGTGGCTGCAGCTCATTGTATCTGTCCTTGCCGGTCTGGCGACCGCAATTCCTCTGGCTATCAAGCTGGTGGAGTACGTCCAGAAGGCCGTGAAGGAGAAAAACTGGGGCAAGGTGCTGGACATGGTGATGAAGTACATGGCGACCGCTGAGGAGAAGTTCGACAACGGTGCTGACCGTAAGGAGTGGGTGCTGGCTATGGTCAAGGCATCTTCCGAGACGGTCAATTACGACATCGACATGGAGGTTATCAGCAAGCTCATCGACGACCTGTGCAGGATGAGTAAGACGGTCAACGCCCCTGTGGAAGCTGGAGAGGCAGGTGAGTAAGCTATGAGCATTCAGGAAATTCTGGCAAGCTCCGGCGGCGCTCTGGTCGTCCTGATAACGCTGGTGCAGATTGCGCCCATCAAGGTCAATCCGTGGTCTACTATTTGCAGGGCGATTGGGAGGGCGCTTAATGGCGATGTGATTGCCAAGCTGGACAAGGTGGAGAACAGGCTCGACGAGCATATCCGCATGGATGATGAACGCAATGCCGACTTGCACCGGGCCCGCATCCTCCAGTTCAACACAGAGCTGCTGAGGAGTATCCGGCATACCGAGGAGGACTTCAACGAAATTCTCTACAACATCGACTGCTATGAGAAATACTGCACTGAGCACCCCGAGTACCAGAACAACAGAGCCGTCCATGCCATCAAGAACATCGACCGGGTTTATGACGAGTGCATGGAGAACCACGATTTTCTGTAAGGTGCAACGCCGTCTGCCCATGCGCTATGGCATGGTATCATAAAGTTTAGGAGAGCACCCTTTGTGGGTCGCTCTCCTATTTTTTGCGCAAGAAAAAGAAAGGGCAGGAACGGATTTAATTCCGAACCTGCCCTTGCTTTTAGCTTACTTGTTGAATATTCTCTAATTTGTAGGGGTCTGCAATAATTTCTTGGTCAGTGGAGAAGTAAGCCAGAACTCCATCCTTTGAGAGCTCAGCTTGAAATACATTCTGGACATCATCGTCAAAGCGGCGGGAGTACCATTCAGCTTTTTCGCGGGAAAGAGTCCAGGAGAATACTTTAAGGTCTTCGCTATTTACAGATGTGGTACCACGGTAAACGGTGATGCGCTCAGGCAGTCCTTTAAGGACTGGCAGTTCTTCCTCATCCATTAGCGTGTTCTTTGAACTGCGGCAGAACAGTTTGAGAAGTTGTTTCTTCGTAAATACGGAACCGCTGTTTGTGTACTCGCTATCTTCCCAGATGTAACGGAGGCACATACCAAGGTCGTCATCACTCAGATAGTCCTGGATATGGTCGAGGAAGGTAAAGCGATAAGACTTACTCAGCAGGAGAAGAAATCCCGTGAGCTTGTCGGTCTTTTTTAGCCGGTCTACCAGAAAGGCTCTGAACTGCTTTTCGCCATCTCCCTCCAACACATTTATCATTTCCTGACCGTTTTTGGTGAGGACAACGGTAACAGCAGTATCAAGGAATGGGTGGGACACAAGGATAGGAATCTTCTCGTTGGGTTCGATGGGGAGGTGTGCAAAAGCGATGGCTAAATCTCTAATTTTGTTGATATCGGTAGTTTTCATTTCTATCTCCTTCTGCGGTTGTTCACTTGCAACATCATTGATGGAATCTTACCACAAATCAATGCTCTTGTAAATGAACAACTGGATATGTACACGCCCAAGTTTTCGACATTTCATGGGCGTAAAAAGACGTTGTACCTTGATTGTATAGCTTTAGCAAAACAATCAGCTTACAACGTCAGATTTTCCAGGTAATCTGTACGTCTCCCTGACCTACCCGAATTGTATCAATTAGTGCATCCACGACTGTCAGCTTATCGTCTATGTCGATTCTCTCCCAGTTGTTTATATACCCACTGATAGTCCCCATGTTCCGTTTGCCATACATCTCTGCTGACATTTGAGCGATTTGTTCCCGGACAGTCTTCTTCTCCTCGTCGAGGGCGTCAATCCGCTCATTGATATATTCCATGGTCGCTGGACTCGCCGACACGATTTTGTCGATGAGTGTAGCGATTTCTTTTTCAATCTCATCAGCCCGAACTTTCAACTTGGTCAGTTCGATGGGGTCTCCCTGCCGCTCTTTGACAGAAAGCTCAGTGAACTCGGCCAGCTTCCTCTGCATCTCATCGAACACAATATCCTCAATATCCGAGGCTTGGACTGCTCCAATGCCGTCGCAGGAGGCAGAGACATACTTGGTGCCGCACACATAGTATCGGGCCGGTGCGGTGCGTTTCCGAGGATACATTCTCAAAGACAGGGCGTGACCACAGTGGATGCACTTTATCTTCCCAGCGAGCCATGTGTTCTTGGCCTTAACCGGCTTTGCAATCTGGCGCACGTTCAAACATTTTCTCCGGCATCGCAGCCATGTATCTGAGTCGATGCAGCCTTCATGAGGAGCGATAACCAGCACCTGTCCTTCAAGACAGATACTCTTTCTCTGGGTGGCCTTGTCTCCGGTGTAGAGGTAGGCTCCATTTGTGCCGATAAACTGGGATACGTCGTTAACTATCTCCGCTCCCTGGGCCCGGAAGAACTCATATATATCAGCGTCGGCCTTAACGTACACGGGATTGGTGATGATATCCCGTACACGCATCCGGCTGAAATTGTGACCAGACTGGTTCTTTATCCCGTGGGTACTCAGGTACTTGATGACATCGGCGAAGGACACCTGTGGCTGTGAGTATAGGGCATAGATGAGCTTGACAATCTGTATCTGCTCTGGGATTGGACGGTACATACAGGTCTTGATGCCATCCATGACGATGTTTTCAAGCTCGTACCCATATGGCACCCTGCCGCCCATGTAGAAGCCCTTACGGCTACGAGAGCGATAAGCGTCAATAACACGCTGCTGGATGGTCTCACGTTCAAGCTGGGCAAACACCATGACAATCATCAGCATGGCCTTGCCGATTGGGGTCGATGTATCAAATCGCTCTGTGATTGATACGAACTCCACACCATACTTCTGGAGCTCACTGATGACGTTGGCGAAGTCGAGGACAGACCGGCTGATACGGTCGAGCCGATATACGATAATGCGGCCAATGCCACCAACTCTCACTTCGGCCATCATCTCCTGAAAGTCTGGACGTTCTGTGTTCTTGCCACTGTAGCCCTTGTCACGAAATACCTTGTGCTGGTTGTTGCCGACTTCATGCAGGCACAGCTCAATTTGGCTCTCGATAGAGATGCTGTCTTCCTTGTCTACGGACTGGCGGGCATAAATGAAATCTACCATCCTACATACCTCCACTATTTCTTCTTGGATTGGTACTTACTAAAGACGGCGTACAGCACTTTCTCTATATAGTTCTTGAGTTCCTGCCTGTCGTCTTTATGTATGACGGGGGTGTGATTGGTAATGGCGTACTCATTGCCGTAGTAGACGGCGTTGATTTTTTCTGTCGAATATTTAATGGGAATCACCTCCTACCCATAGGTGGGAAACAAAAAAGGGCTGGCACGAAGCCAGCCCTTTTTTTCAGTCAGAAATCAGCGATATCAGGAATCCGATGATGACAATCACGACCGGAATCCACAGTGGGGCCAGAACCCAGCCCCATCCCCAGTTGATAACCCCGATGAGCTTCAGCACGACGAAAACAATGAGGAGAACGCCCCAGGTGCTCAGCCCAGAACGGCTGGAGCTGTCATACCTGCTCATGTCCTCACCTCGCCCCCGTGCTGCCGATGCCGCCACGGTCGCCATTACCCAGGGCATCCACTGCAACGAAGTTCAGGGTGGGTTGATGCTCCACAATGCGGAACTGGCAGATGCGCTCACCAGCGTGGATAACGGTGTCTCTCATGGCGATAGCCGGAAAGTACCATTGGTCATTGTCACCGCAGTAGCTCTCGTCGAACATCCCCATGTGGTTGGCTTGGATGACGCCGAAATTCTTGTATGTAGAGCTGCGAGGAATCATGTGCGCCTCGTAGCCGGTGGGGAGCTGCATAGCGACGCCCAGGGGAATCAACTTGAACTCGCCCTTCTTCAGCTCCACATCCTCAGCGGCCCGCAGGTCAATCCAGTCGGACTTACCGCCGATGTACTCCAGTTTCTGCACCTTGTCGCTCAAATAGCGAACCTTAATTGTTTCCGCCATATTATATCCTTCCTTCCAGCCGTGTCCGCTTCCAATAATTCTTCATCTTGTAGGTGGAATCATCAGTAATTTCTGACACGAAATTGAATTGTGGTTCAAAATATGCGGCATCTCTTATGCTTGGGAACTCAACCTCCGCATATATAAATTTGCTGTCTAATCTTTTGTCAACCATAGAGCACTCAAGTTCCAAATTGTTTGGCAGTTGGTAAACACAAAACTCTTTTGAGATAAAGGGATGCTCTACCATTTTTGCCAGGGCATAAAACTGTTCCTTAGAAATTTCGATTTCCACTTCCTCGCGAGCAAGGTCTCCGCCAGACTTAACCGTGAGAAAGAATGCAATATCAACCCCAAACCTAACATTACGCCGGATTCTTACTTCTGGTTCTGTGGACAAATAGGCTTGGTATATGGTGAACTTCTGCTTTAACGGAAGGTCGAGTGGAAAAGATTCGAGCAAGAATTTCCGCTCAATTTCTGCAAACTGATTTGGCATATGTACACTCCTTTGATTCAAATTTCCGCTGGATTAGCGGCACTTGAAGATAGCAGCCACGGCGGTGAGGCCGAGGCCAGCCAGAGCCACAGCCACAGCCACGTCAGAGAAGGCAATCCCTTCCTCAGTGAAGTCAATTTCACTGGTCAGCAGTTCGCCCTCCGCACAGGGACAGTCCTCGTTGCAGTCAGAAGTCTCTGTCGTGACGGAACGGCAGATTTTCTCGTCCTCGTTGTAGAAATACTCAGTCCTCGTTGTTCTCTTCATCACAAACACTCCTTAATTTTGATATGTAACGACAGAGCCAGCCCGGAGGCTGGCCTGTACGTCAATGACACGCTGATTTGCCGACCCTCGCCAGACCAACTTCCGGTCAGCCAGCTCCTGCTTGAACAGGCCGTCCACAACTACGTTGCAATCGGCAATCAAAAATTTCTGGTATTGGTGTTGGGTGTCTCGGCATGGCAGCGCAAATACGTCCTCCCATGTGAAACCAGTCCATAACCACACCGTCTTACCTCTGTATCGCACACGGTTGCACAGCATCGACAGGGTTATCAGGCCAGCAACGTCCTGACACAATGGGTCTCCGCCAAGGATTGATAGTCCAGATATGGTGGGCGCTGACACCATTTTCATGATTTGCTCCGCCACTTCAGAATTGAATCTCTCGCCATACTCAAAATTCTGAACCTCTGGGTTAAAGCATCCTGGGCAATGAAAGTCACAACCGCTCATGAAGAGGGAGACGCGAACTCCCTCTCCGTTTGCGATGTCATTGTTGCGAATTGCGGCGTAGTTCATTGCCTTTCCAACCCTTCCTGTTCGCATTTGGCCCACATTGCGATACCTTTAGGGATGTTTTTCTTATAGTGCTCAATTCCTCCTGAAATGTAATTCGCGCAGTTTTTACACCCTGTCATTACGCAGGCAATTTCTTCTTTCCACTGCTCATCTACAGGTGTATCACTGATTGCGCCACATGGAAATTTGTACCTTTCATCCATTTCAACACTCTCCTCCAAGGTGAACATACCGTTCCTGGATTTCCTGCGTCCGGCCTTGGTTCCAGTCGTTCAGGCCGATGTACCCACAGGTGCGGCGAGCGATGTTCATCTTGCCCTTATCGGTATTGCCACAGTTGGGACAACGCCAAATCAGCTTGCCATGCTCATTCTGGACAATCTCAATCTCCTTGTCCCAACCACAGCACTGGCAGTAGTCAGACTTGGTGTTGAGCTCGGCGTACATGATGTTGTCGTAGATGTACCGCAACACGGTCATAACCGCCGGGATGTTGTCGGAGAGGTTGGCAATCTCGATGTAGCTGATAGCGCCGCCGGGGGAAAGCTGCTGGAACTCAGCCTCAAACTTCAATTTGGTGAAGGCGTCAATCTCCTCGGTGACGTGGACATGGTAGCTGTTGGTGATGTATCCCTTGTC